AAATGAACCCTCACCCTGGATTGTATAGAGAATTTCTTTTACGCGATATGTCGACTCACTACTCATAACCACTTCCATAGTCTGCCCAGCAATTAGGAGTCTCATACAGTCTAACGTGGGTCACTTGAACTGGGTGGTCACTAAGAAGGTCATTCGATTTCACGAATAGTTCCTTAGCCATGTTCTCTGCTGTTGGATTGCCATTCATTTGATAGATCTTCCAATCGTTTTCTTCACAGACCTGAATCAATACACCATCATCACTATTTACAACAGTTCCATGATCCCAATAACTATCAATCCATCCACCGATAACAGTCTTTAACACAGAAAAATCTATTACACGTCCAAGTTCATCAAGTCCATCAACTGCGTGAGCAGTGATTTCGGCTGTATAGCGATGACCGTGAAGGTGTCGGCACTTTGACTCGTGCCTCATGACCCTATGGGCAGAATCAAATCCAATCTTTCGAGTACATGTGCTTGGCATTATGTCGTGCTCCTACAGAATCACACTCTGTCACGGTTTCCTATCCGAATCAATAGACTTTGAAACGTCCCTGTTGAATTCATACTCGTCCATGTTCCCGCAGACATACTTGGCGACGTTAGCCCATAACCATGCAAGCTTCATCCTGCACCAGTCCAACGAAGGAACTCCCCTATCATGGTGTGACGAGTGACACAACCGACACAACGGAATCACCATACTGTCAGGATTCTTCAATCCCATTCCCCTGGAACCAACATGGTGAGCGTCTGATGGGCCTTTCCCGCAATAAGAACAAGGAAGCCCCCGTATTACCACGAGCCAATCCTTATCCTTCATCCATTTTTCATATTTAGGCATCTTCATTCACCCTGTCTGCCCTTGCAAGCATCCTTTCCACTATTTTTTCAGCAATCTGGTCCGGGGGGAGTCCTTCCCTTTGACTTCTTATTATTTCCAATTCCGTCACGCATATCGTGAGGCGTTTTCCTTTTGACTTTCCTGGCCCTACCGAAAGAAAAATCTCACCACATTCAGTATATTCTGCCTCAACGATAACCCCAGCCGAGCAGAGGATTTCGTGTATCTTTTTCGATGCACACGCCAGAACGATGTCAACGCCCCCGATTCTATTTTTTTGGTGTTCCACGAGCGCAAAGCCTATCTATGATTTTTTGACGATAAGGGGATTCCTTGGACACTTCCAACTGATTTAGAATGGCTTCATCCTTATAGACTGCTCCAGGTTCCGATTCATTGCTTTCCTTAAAGATCCCCCCATCACTTCTAACGATTTCAGCACCTATTCCATCCTTATCAACAAATCTCTTGTGGAGCTTTGCCATGTAGATGGTCTGCTTGTAAGACGGAAACCATGGTATCTCAGCAACTCCGCACTCACTTAACGCTCTTTCGCAGTCAATCACGAAGTCCCACGCATTTCGACTCCAGTGTTTGATCTTTTGAATAACGCTTTTCTCAGATAACTCCCTAAGCATTATCCCGTTTTCCCTGCTGCTTGATATGGGTGTTTCAAACTGCCATGAACCACCGCGGCCATCTTCATTGGTCCTCCAATAGCAGTACTCGACATCCTTACCGTTGATTCTGAGAGCGGACATTGATCCATTCTCAAGCAAATCACTTTCAAGTATTGAACTCCAGTGCAGAATCGCAGATTCTTCACTCTCAAACCAAGCTCGATTGACCATCGACCCAGCGGACCACACTACTATTTCAAACGTTCTATCCATCTCCAACTCCCTTTCCCGCGAGAAAATCCCCGCATATTAGCTCAAGCGCCCTTGAACACGATAATGAACTCTCCTCTGGCATCCCAGAGACTCCTTTGACCTTCCTAAGTGCCCTGTGAACTATCTCTCTTTGCGAAACCGTAAGCCTGACTTGGAAAGACACCCATGGATCGTCCTCCGAGTGTCCAATTGCGGCTAGATCTTGAGGCAAATCTTCAGTGACGTACATGACCCCGTCCTCCAAAATATCACACCCAACAAGAAACCTTTCAGAGCACCCTGAACACCGAACAACTATGCTTTTTCCACGCGAGCCTGTCGGTGACATCCCAACCACGCCACATGACCGACACACCAAATCCACTAAGCGTACCTATTCTCAATGACTAACCCTTGTTCAATTGACCAGTTATACGCTTCCTCGAATGTCTTAAAAACACCCAGCCACCTTCCAGGAAACCCATCAACTGCAACGACAGAGAACCTGTTTTCCATTATTCGGTCGACTGTTACATTTTTCACTGAATCAGGTATCTGGGACTCGACTTTCATTTTAGAAGTCATGTCAATTCTATCTTTCATTGAATCAATTGAAACAACTCTAAGAGGCGTGGGTATCCTTCCAATGCTATAAGATTGTGATTCAGGGCACAGTGAGTAGCTATAAGAATCGCTTTCCATTGTTGGTGTAATCTTTACCACTGAACCAGTTGATTCTATTACGATTTGAACGTCGTTACCCTCGAATGAAATGGTAACTGGTTTTTCACTATCTAAGATCATCTAGTTGTCTCCTGCTGCGAACATTTTATAGTCAACACCGTACCCGTCATTGGTGTCATCAACTAACCCAAGGGAAGATTCACTGAATTTGCAAGTCATTCTTGCGGGAATTGCAACGGTATTCCCTGTCCAGCGTCTTTTCTCCACCCTAAGGATCTTCTTTTTGGTCTTTTGATCCTCTGGGTCAACTATCAAAATATTATAGGCCAGTTGCTTGATTTTTGACGATCCACGAATGTCACCCATACGGATTCTTCTGGGACTTCCTTTCTTGTCAATTGACTCAACCTTGTTGGGATGTGCTCCCAGTATCCCATGGACGTGGAATTTGCTTACCAGTGAGTCAAATGCCATGACTGCCTGATTTATCGCTCTGAGATCGTCGACATCCATAACGACATAATCAAGGTGGTCCACACTAAGAACCCCAACACCGTGTCTTCTTGCACAGTATTCAAGCATCCCACCAAGTTCATCCATACTGACATAGCCTTTCTTCGGGACTATAAATGCTTGACTTCCAAGGTTTTTTATTCTCCCGGGTGCTTCTTTTTTGTCCTCGGCACTCATCTTATGGACACTTTCACCAAGGATCTGACTTGCCCACCGAATAGCAACTTCGTGAGGGTGTAACTCAAGACAGGCAAGCATCACTCCTACGCCGTTTTTCACTAAATTAGTGCCTAGACCCATTTGAGTGACTGTCTTCCCTGCACCAGTGTCACCACTAACGACAGTCCATTCACTTCTTCTTAACCCGCCGAGAATTAGATCCAAGTCATAAAGACCCGTTGACCAACCCTTATTAAGCGCACCGCCTTCTGAAACAGCGGCGTCGAGGGCATCGACCAGGGATATTACTTGTCCCATTCCCATTGCAACCGCAGTGTCCACCGCCGCAAGGACCTCTTTTTCAAGTCCAGCGCACAGACATTCGTTTGCGTCCTTTTGAGGAAGGTTCACCCGATAGCATCTGTAGGGACCAAGGGACTCTGCAACTTTCCTAGCGCCTGAGTTTCCTGACTTATCCATATCAGTGCAGATATAGATATCGTCCACCTTTTCAAGCATTGCCTTGATTTCATCTGGGATATGACCCGCCCCAGCGGGAAGGCTCACTGCTGGGGTAAGACCCATACACTCGAGACTAATCGCATCGAGTTCACCCTCTGCGATATAAACGCGCTTCCATTCACCAATAAGACTGTCAAGGTTATACAAAGGTGAAGGACAGTCAGAAACCCGCTGAAACGACTTTTCTCCCTCCATGGACCTGTATTTTATAAGAACGGTCTTTCCTTCAGATATGTATGGAATTGAAAGCCAACGACGACCTCCCTTGGTAACCATTCCGAGTTGATACCTATCTATTGCTTCCTCGGGTATGGACCTTGATTCAGTAAGCCACTTGAGTGAGTACTCGTCCTCTTTTAGGTTTCTCACCCACTTTTTCTGTTTTTCATCATGCCCCTTCAGTTTCTCAGGTTGCTTTGGCATCCTTATCTGGTTGCTCAGTTTTATATCCAACCCGTCTGTTTTCGCCATTGGGGAAATTGGAATAAGATCACCAAGTCTTTTTTTCAGCAGATATAGATTTCCTCGCTCCTGACAGTCGTTACAGATGAAAACCCCTGTTTCATCGCAGATATAGAACCTGCGTTTTTCCTTAGTGGTAACCGCATCACATATCGGACAGTCAAGGACATAGTTGACCTTTCCCTTAATGCGTTGCTTTTGCTTTATTTCCCAGCCTTTGCTTTCGATGTAGTCGAGTACCTTGGACATCTACTCGACCTCTTTTGTTTTCATAATCTCTCTGGACATTTCCTCGAGTTCATCGGTGCTTTTTGCGTCAGGTGGTGTTTCTTCAAACGGTCTTTGTTTTGATCCCAGATCTGTGTCCCGATCTCCACCACCAACAAGCCTTTGGGCAAATCCAATAGGGCACACCATTCCCTCTGGAAAAACCCAAAGGTGGTACTGGTTTGATGTGTCAACAAGGTTGCTTTCTGCGGGGTAGACCTGAAGACCGAACCTCTCGTCGCCACAAAGCTCATTCTTGATCCGCTGAAAGTCTCGCCAGTCATGGCAGGACTCTTTGTCTCTCCGCTTGATACTTAGCCATGAAAGACTTACGCCTGTATCCTGAAGCATTGGGACATTCTCATACTTGATAACTTGATAACGACTGTTGATCCAACATGTTACCTCGTCGGGGTCCATTGAATCATGAGGTGTTGAAACCGCCTTACCCGCTGCCGTGTCTGGCAGTTTTGCTTGCTTAA